AAGGAAGAGAGGTATATCACAAAGTGACTTGCGGGACCGGTCTCTCTCGCAATCCCGCGATATCACTTTAACACAGATTTTCGAAAAAATCGTCTCACTTTTTTCTCATCTTTTCGTCAGCTCTCCGTGAGGCCATACATGATAATCGTGAAATTCCGCAGTGCGCTGTCTTTCCAACGGTATGCTGTTGGCTTCTCGATGGCCAATTCCCGGCACAGCCGCTCGACGCCGCCTATGCACGGTGCGATGTAAAAGCGCTGCAGCACACACCTGTCCCGCTCAGAGAGCTGATTCAAGGCACGATCCACGCGGCGCACCCGGTTCTCGGTCAAGCGCTGCGCCTCTTCCAGCCGCTCACGTTTCAGGATGTTGTTGACGATCGCATCGTCCCGGCCGTTTGAGCCGCCGGCGACCGGACTGCCGTCCGCCGAGGCGCTGCGGATGCTTGTGATCTCCGTTGCCAGGTCAGCGATCTGATCTCTGATGTTTTCAATTGCCGCCTTTCGGTTCATGTAGTTGCGCAGCTCATCAGCCGCCTCCCGCTTCCAGTCCAATTAAGTCACCTCCACATAGCGCCAGCTCTGCGGTGGGCGCTTGATTTTGCCCTTGTCATGGCAAGCGTTGCAGTCAGTTGCCCATTTCGCATCGCAATCATCGCACTCATACGGACGACAAAGCGTGCTCAGTGCGCGAGGCTTATCATAGATTCGCAAGCCTGATATGCGCCATGCCCAGCCTTCCCGCCCGCCGAGATACGCCTCGGCCGCATCGCGGGTCAAGCAGGCGTCATCAAAGATCTCGTCCGCCGGGACAACGCTCCAATCCGGCAAGCATATGCCATATCTCTCCGGGCTGACGCTACCGCCAAAACGGAGGAGGTGGACAGTGTCATAGCACTCAAACTCGCCGATGACCTTACCGCCACCGTAAAATTGCGGCTTTGGATAATCCGTCTCGATATAGTCCTCGTGCGGGTATCTCGGTTGCGTACAGTAGATATAGCACTTAAACGGCGTGTGCAGCTTTGGGCGGCTCTTGCGCACCTCAACGGTCTTTGTGCCATTGGCGATCAGCTCGCACCATTTGGGGCGGATGCTGATAAGTACGGCCTTACTCATTGTGCAGCGCCTCACTTCCCGGGACGATACGATCCCAGCACTCTGCGCATATCTGCGGCACGCTTTTCTTTGTATTCCAGTTCTTCTCGCACAGACATTCAGTACCGTTTCCCGGCTCATATCCGTATTCATCCGGGCATCCCGCACATCCACCGCTGAAGCGTGCATCCACCTTGTCCGGATGCTCCAGCACCAACAGCTCGCGGAATGTGCAGCCGTGCGACTTCCTCAAAAGCATGCCTACCCGAAAAGCTTCCCAATTCGCCGTCGGCACGCCGACATAGTCGCACCACGCGCGTTCCAGCTTCGCGCCATCCGAAGACGACCAGTCCGGAAGGAACACGACGTAGTCCACCGCCTCCATCTCAGCGAAGCAGATGCGCATATAGTCCAGCTTGTCCAGCCCCTCCGGCGCTGTGGCCGGATTGATGACCGTCGCGCCCAGCCGCTCAAGTTGTGCAGCCGCTCGGGCAAATTTCCCCTTATAGTTCGGATCCCCGGCGATTTTCCCTGATATGTAGATTTTCATGGTTGTCCTCCTTTCAGAGCACCGGGCGAATTTCCCCGCCCAGTGTGCTATCGAATCACTGCATGATGACGACTTTGCCCTGTTCAATCAGGTCTTTCAGGCCGCGCTCGAAATACTCAGCGATGTTGCGTTTCGCTTCCAGACGCCAGATGCCGCCATCCGCCTCGAAAAAGGCGATGCCTTTCTCGCTGTCCACGCGCAGGAGGAATTCGCTTTCCGGCTGCGCGACCTCGAGGAACGTGCGGAACGGCTGCAGTTTAATCCGCGGCCGCACATTAACGACTGCGTTGAGCGCAACGCCCTGCCGCGCCGTCACGGTCTGCGTGACACCATTATCGTTGGTAGACACTGTGTTCTCATCGGACATACGGCTGAGCAGATCCAGCAGATACTCCGTGCCTCCGTTCGGGATGAACAGACTGCGCAGCTCGATCAGCGCAGTTTCTCGGTCACGCCAGCCAGTGCGCATGCCCGGCGCGTCCGCCTGCGCACGATACAGGACATTGCGGGAGAAGTCCGGCAGATACGTCGTCATTACTTCGACCTTGTTGTAATCCCGGACATGTACCATGATGGTCGTCCCAACCTTGGCGATCTCGGTGCGCACCAGCTTGCAGACAGCATCCAGACCGCTGACGCTGACGGAATCTGGACGATCCACATGCGGCGGGATCCGCGTAAGATTGGCGTCGGAATAGGTC